GATAATATTATGAACCGGTGGAATAGTGCACCTATTAATTGGAATAACCCGTGGGCGCGTGCTCAGTTTTCATCCCGTATGATGAACAGGAACTTAAATGCGTTGAAAGCAGGTAATCCGATTTCAGCCAGAACGGGTATGCCTACTAATCCTAATAAACCTGTGGCATTAGGCAGTGCTCATCCGTACGCGAGGTAAGTAATAGCATGGCAATAGCTAATCAGAATAATGTCGTTCAATTGGACTTACCTGAAGTTCCAATTGATGACGACATGCAGACATTGCTTCCGGAAGATCTGGAAGCGATGGTTGCGGAAGCAGGTACGGAGGATATCCTTACCGAGGAAGAGGCAGAGATTTTGCACGGGTCTAATACTTCAAGTAAAGTTAATAAGGCCCATTATGCAAACCTTGCTGCTGAGATGGACAAAAAGGAATTGGACAAAATCGCTCAGGATCTGATCGAGTTAGTTGAGCAGGATGATAACTCCCGCTCAGACTGGAACAAACGAGTCGAAAAGGGTATTAAAATTCTCGGTGTTGCCGGGAAGAACCCTGCGGGAGCTGATTTCGACGGTTCATCTGATGTGGTTCATCCTATATTGATGGAATCTGTAACTCAGTTTCAAGCAAGGGCCATTCAGGAAATGTGGCCAAGTGGTGGACCAGTAAGTACCCAGGTGTTAGGGCAGCAGACTCCAGAACGGATGGAACAGGCCGAACGTGTAGCAGATTATATGAATTATCTGTATACCGTTGGTATGCCGGAAGCGTTTACCGAAGAGGATAATATGCTTTTGCGTTTACCGATTTCAGGATCGTGTTTCAAAAAGATGTATTACGATACATTGAAGGATAGACTCACCAGTACATTTGTTGAGCCGGCTGATTTTATTGTTAGCTACCCGACTACTGATTTGAAGACATCTCCTAGATTTACGCATCGGATTCGTGAATATCAGTCCGATGTTAAAAAGAAGGAATCGACAGGGTATTACGTCGAAACTGACCCGGTTGATGTTAACAATGAGGATACAGATAAGCCTATTGTTATTGACGCGATTGATGATACTGAGGGTAAGGATCGTGTGACTTATGATGAGTCAGAAGATCGCGCTACTATGTATGAGGTTTATTGTGATTATGCTTTGAATGTTCCGGGTAATGACCAGGGAGGCAAAATCCTTGAGCCGTACATTATTACTATTGATAGGGATCAGCAGCGTGTCAAACGTATACAAAGAAATTGGAAACCTGATGACTCCCTCAAGTCTAAGCGTCTTTACTTTACTCACTATAAGTTTACTCCTGGCCTTGGGTTTTATGGTTATGGATTTCTACATCTCATCGGAGATCTCGCAGTCGCGGCAACAGGCGCTTTACGGTCCTTGCTTGATGCTGCAGGATTCGCGAATTTACAAGGTGGATTTAAAGCCCGTGACTCCAGAATAAATGGAGATGAGAAACCGATTGGGATGGGTGAATGGCGGGAAGTTGATTCGACTGCCGAAGAATTGAATAAAGCGTTTTTCCCTATTCCTTATAAGGAACCGTCTGCTACGTTATTTAATTTACTGGGTTATCTCGATGAGAAAGCATCTGAGATGGCCGGTATTACAGAGATGACTACCGGCGAGACGAATTCTAAGAATGCTCCGGTAGGTACCACTGCTATGTTGTTAGAGCAGGGTACCAAGGTATTTACATCTATACACAAGCGACTTCATGAAGCACATAAACTTGAATTCAAGATTATGGCTGAGTTGATTGAAGAATACATGCCAGATGATGGATATCCTTATTTGCTCGGGTCAAAAGAAGGTACCCTACTCCCCTCAGATTTTGATGATCGGATTGATGTTATTCCGGTATCAGATCCGAATGTAGCTAGTACGGCCCAGCGAGTTGCTAAAGCACAATCAGTCCTAGAGCTTAAGGGACAATTCCCTGATCTCATTAATGCCCGTGAAGCTGTGAAGCGTATGCTTCAGGCCATACAGGTTCCGGACATTGATGGATTGATTGGATCTGAAGAAGATATGATAGCCCAAATGCAGGAGGAAGCTGCTAAGGCAGAGGAGCAACGTCAATTAGACATGCGCCGACAGGAGTTAGAGCTTGATAAGATGGAAGCTGAGACTGAACGCTTACGTTCAGAAGCAGTTCAGCGAAATCTTGAGTCGATGACTACTGCTTTAGAAAGTGCTGCAGCTATTGGGTCAAATATTCAGTTGGTTCCATTGGCTGATGCGTTGCTTAAAGCGGCCGGCTTTGATGATTTGAGTTTAGCAGGACAGGACATAGATTTGCTAAGCCAACAGATACCTGAAGATATTCCTCCAGCTCCAGCTATACCTGGTGAACAATATGACGAATTCCCAGTTCCGGATGAAATGAAGGACATGGAAGATGGACTATTGCCCCCGGAAGAGGAATCCAACCCGCCTGAAATTGAATTAGGTATTGAAGGTGGTATGGATATGGAGCAACGTAATTTTACAACTACGGGTATGGGATCAGAATCTGGAGTGTGATACACTCATAACTTCCCCTGGATAGGCTTAGCGGCCGAACATTGTGGCATCGACAATTGCCGGGGGATTATTTATATTTTCGATGCACAGGACGGAGATGACGCCTGCTATGACACAATCAGCACTTACCGAAGAATATCTACATAAGTTAGATGAAGAACAAGAGATTCTAACTAATTATCTTGTAGCCGGAAAATGTAAGACATTTGACGAATACAGGAATTTCGTTGGTCAAATCAAAGGTATAGAACTTAGCAGGCGGCGTCTCCACGACACAATTAGAATGTATATGTCAGCGGAGAATATCGATGCCTAAAGAGTTTTCATTTGATGGTGATCAGTTAGATCCTAATCAAATCCCCAGACCTGCCACTTGGAAAATTGTTATTGCACCTATTAAGGTGGAAGATACTACCGACGGTGGGATTATCCTTACCCATGAAACTCAGAACCTACAGGAATCTGTTAGATTCGTAGGTCGAGTATTGGCTATGGGTCCGTTATGTTTCAAGCAGGATAGATTCAAACCTCACCCCGATGCACCACCAATTCCTACATGTAAGGTAGGTGATGTAATTATTACCGGTCAATATTCTGGGATTAAGGTTCCTTGCAAAATCCAGGGGCAAGAGCCGTTTGATCTCCGTATTGTTAACGATGATGAGATTGTCGGAATTATCGAAGATTTGTCAGTATTAAATGTATAGGAGCTAATCTATGGCTATAAATAATAAAGGTGAACAGGAACTTCCAGATGATTTTGATATGGATTTTCTAGATGATAAAAGTGCTTTGTTTGAGGAGGAAGAAGATGACTTCGAAGACGAAACCGGAACCGAGTCTGAAGAAAATGATGGAGAAGGAGATGCAGAGACTCCTCTGGAAACAGAAGGGAGTGATGAAAAAGCAGCTAGTGGCGTATCAGAAGCAAGCGATGAAAGCGATGAGCCGAGCACTGAGGGAGAAACTACTGACCAACAGGGTGAGGAACAACCGGAAGCCAAGTCCGATGACCGCGAAGAATACAGTAAGAATGTGCAGAAACGGATTAATCGCGAGGTACGTAAGCGCGGCGATTTAGAACGTAAAAACGAAGAACTACAGCGCCGGCTTGATGCTATCGAAGGCAAGATGGAAGTTAACGATACTTCTAACCAAGCTGCTATTTTGTCTAATCGTATTCGAAACGCAACCGCTATCAAGAACAAGTATCTTGAAGACGGTGAGTATGCTAAAGCTTCGCAGGTCGATTCTGACATTATGGATATGAAAATAATGCAGCGCGACTTGGCTAAGCGTAAACAGCAGGCTGAAGACTTTGTTGCAAATCCTGATGACTATCGTGATCCTACCCAGGAACAGAGTCAACCAGAGATTCCTCAGATTCAGAAAGATTGGATTACCGGTAATAGACGTTTCCAAACTGACCCCGGTTATCAGGCGTATGTTAATGAAACGTACGATACTCTGTTAGATGAAGGATATGATCCTGAGCATAAGTCTCTTTACCAGGAATTGGACCGTCGTATCGGTAGAGTTCAGGCTAAGCCTGATACAAGTCAAGGTCAGGTCAAGAAGCGTCCGGAAGCTGCTCCTCCTCCTAATGCTGGAAAACAGACTACGGAGAAAAAGAATTCCAACAAGCTAACTGGGCAAGATATTTCTCAGATGAAACAGTGGGGATTAGATCCATCCGATCCTAAAGTTAGGAAGGAATGGTTACGCAACCGTAGTGCTAGCGCGGCTTAAACTTGACACAATTTTTGTAAAGGATATAATTATGAGTATTGAAAATGCTTCACGAGAGCAAAATTCTCGTGCCGCTGAAGAATTTCATCCAGAAGACGAAGAATTTTCTCCAGCTTTACTAAACACCAAGCACATGCCTCCACGCGAAGGAATGGAGCAACGGTGGATTAGAACAACCATTCAAGGTGAGGATGATCAGTCAAATGTATTCCGAGCAGTGAACCAAGGGTGGAAACCCCGGAAAGCTGATACGGTAACATTGGGTCAATTCGTTCCCACTATTAATTATCAAGGTGCGAATATCATCGGTATTCGAGGTATGATCCTGATGGAACGTCCGGTTGAAATGGGCGAGAAACAACGGGCATACTACGACAGGCAAGCAGATACCCAAATCGCTGCTGTCGAACAGAATATGCACAAGGTTCGTGAGAAAGGATCTGGTCTCACCAGACCGGAATTTACTGAACGTAAGTCTAGTGTAAGCCGAGGAAAAATTGCCCCAGTTGCCCCAGACTAACGTTTTATTATTTATTTGTTAAAGGTGACTTAAAATGGCAAACGGTTTTAAAGCTCGTCGTCATGTCGGTGGTGGTTGCATGAGATTAGAGGGTCGTTCAATCGACACTACTTACGCTACTTCTATCTGGAATGGTGACATGGTGTCTCTGAACGGAGACAATGTGGAACAGGCTGCTACTAATACAACTATGGTTGGTACTTTCCTTGGTTGTAAATATGTAGAAGCTGACGGAACGGTTAAATTCTCTCCTTACTGGCCAGGTGTCAGTGATGGTAAGACTGAAATCGAAGCAATTACCATCGAAGACCCAGATGTATTGTATGTCGTAACTGACAGTACTGGTGCATTGGCAGTCGGTGATAACTGCGACTTACTGGATAACGGTAGTGAAGACCCAACTATTGGCGCTTCTAAAATGACTGTTACCACTTCTACTAACGCTGACTTTGTTGTTAAGCATATCGTTGATGCTGATAATGACTTAGTAGCTGTGGCAATTGTTTAAGGAGTTAAATAATGGGTACTATGACTAGAGCGCAGTTTGCCAAATTACTGCAGGATGGCTTGAATACAGTTTTCGGATTGGATTATAAGCAATATCCAGAAGAATGGCGCCATTGTTTCGATGTTGAATCTTCCAAGAAAGCTTTCGAAGAAGATCAGTTAGTAACTGGTTTTGGGGAAGCGGCTGTTAAAGCTGAAGGTTCCGGTGTTGCGTATGATGAAGCCCAACAAGGTTGGACTGCGCGTTACGTGCATGAAACTATCGCCTTAGCTTTCCAGATTACTCAGGAAGCTATCGAAGATAATCTGTATATGTCTATGGGTTCCAAGTATGCTAAAGCGTTATCTCGCTCAATGCAGCATACCAAAGAAATCAAAGGCGCAGATATTTTCAATCGTGCTTTCGATACCAATTATAAAGGTGGTGACGGTCAACCTCTGTTGTCTGCTTCGCATCCATTAGTTGGTGGCGGTACTTATTCTAACTTGTTAGCTACTCCTGCTGACTTGTCTGAAACTGCCCTGGAAGATATCCTGATTCAAATGCGTAAAGCAGTTGATGACCGAGGTATTCCTTTAGCACTGAAAGCCAAGTCTTTAATTATTCCACCTGATTTGGAATATGTTGCTCATCGTATATTACGCTCTACCCTTCGTCCGGGTACTGCTGATAACGATGCCAACGCAATTAAAGATAAAGGTATTTTCGGTTCCGATCCTAAAGTCGTTACTCGTTTGACTAATGCATCTGCTTGGTTCATCAAGACCGATTGTATGGACGGATTGAAGCATATCAAACGTAAAGGTTTGAGCCGTAAAATGGATACCGATTTCGATAGTGGTAACTATCGCTATATGACTCGTGAACGTTACAGCTTCGGTTGGACCGATCCCAGGACACTCTACGGCTCCCAATAAGGGTTGCACTTAAGTACAGTGTTTTATATAATGCCTCTTAGATTAACGTTTAAGAGGCATTTTTATGATAGGTCAAAAATTCGGAAGGCTCACAGTACAAGCATTTAACCGACGTA